TTCTCACCGTCATTCACCTCCTTCCGCTGATGATAGAAATCTTTCGATCTCTTCAAAGTTTTTAGTGATAAAGTGCTTCCGGGACCAGTCAGTGTTGAGTGGTGCATCACCCAGCATCTCCCTGACCTCATCAATGCACTTGACACCCGATGAAATAAGATTGGACACATCAGCAGCCACATCAAAGATGTCCCTGTGTAGGATCTTGCTGGTGTCCACCTGGTAGTAGTTGCCGGCCATGTAGTTGTCAATGCCGGCTCTCTTATTCAGAGCTTCCGTGATCATGTCTGCATACGGATCCACACCAAAGGTGAGGAAGGATCCCACAATGTCAGCCATGTTGGTGATGTTGCCGGTCATCATGCTCTCCGGAATATGGAAGGCACCGGCCACGGAAGAGAAGAGCTCCTTCTTCAGCTCCACAAAGTCTCCGGCTGATCCGGATCCATTGCTGTAGATCGGATCCGCTTCCAGCTGGTATCCGTCAAACTCCGGATACACTGCATTCTCTGACTCCATGTAAGTCTTCAGCTGCTTCTTGATGTACTCCTCAAACTCTTTGTTGAACTCCTCATCTCCGGCCTTCACACCGTCAATGTGGAGCTTGTACTTCTGGCCATTGGACTGCTTCAAAGACTTAGCAGCTGCAGACAGGATCTTTCCATACTGGTCATACATCCCATCAATGAGCACCTTCACATTGATGTTGTCCAGCCGGAACATGTAGCTGTCATTCTGACTGAACTGCTTATTGAATGAGAAGTTGCCCACGGTCACACCTTCATAGATGTCTCCCAGGATCGGACGCTCAGAAGCCCGGACATAGGAGTCAGCACAGTAGATGTAGCCATCGGCTTCCACCACCAGAGCTTCACCGTCACGGATGACTCTGTTGATCACCTTGTGCCAGAAGACCGAAGATGTCTCATTCCTGTTCGGTGAGACGTTCAGAAGATAGTAGTCATTCTTCTTCACCGGAAGACCGGCTTCAAAGGTCCTCATCTCAGATCTGCTGATTGCATTGCTGATCAGAGATGATGCTGTATAGATGGCCAGCTCCTTGTAGTACAGCTCAGCCGGAATATCAATTACCACAGCGGAAGGATCTCCTCCCACTTTCTGCTTCACAGGAAATAGCTTTTCCAGGAAGTCACTGATCCATGCCATTCACAATCACCTCCTTAGAATGCTATAACATTGATCTTTGTCAGCTTCGGACGTTCCTTAATATGGGACTCTGCCACCATGCTGGCCACCAGAGCCATGAATGGATCTGTCTTTCTGCTCTTCGCTTCAATTTTTGCATAAACAAAGGAGCCCTTATCAGCTCCCACGTCTCTGCCGTATCTAATTGTCTTCGTGTTGTTGGTTGCCCACCGGAGCACCGGATTGTTTCCCCAGTGGAAGTACCGGTTGAGGAAGCAGTGATCAATCACCGGCACCACTTTGATGATGTCGGTCTGCTTCACCAGCATCAGATTGCCGTGATCCTTACTGATCCCCACTCTGGCCAGAGCATCTGACAGCAGTGCATACCGGTATGAGTCAATGGCCACCATGCTGATGCTGTAGATCTTGCCCATCTCAAAGATGTAGTTGGCAATCAGTGAAGGATGGATCTCCACATCATCCACATAGGTGAGGAGCCCATCCTTCACCCAGTCTCTCCATGGTGCCTTGATCCGTGGAATATCTCTGGATGCAGAGCAGATCCATGCTCTATTGATGTCATACCTGTCATTCCCATTCTTGAAATGGAAATTGACGGCAGCCCAGTCCGTGGTCTTCATGTAGTCAATGCCCACAGTGCAGCTCCACCCTTTGAGATCCGGGATCTCCTGATTGGTGGCAGCTATTGACTCCCAGTCTGCCACGGCTGACTCCTTTGCAGACTCCGGCAGGTTCATCCGCTTTGACATGAATGCCGGCAGCCGGTCCGGATTTTTCTTCCATTCCTTGTATTCCTTCCGGATCTCCAGCAGCAGATCTGGCAGATACGGCAGTGATGGATTGGCCTTTGACCAGTTGGCTTCATCGTGGACTTCCTCTTTGTCATCCAGCTTGCAGATGAATGGCAGCAGGCCATTGTCATCCGCTCCGGATCGGAGGATATCCTCTGAGTCAGCCAGGAGATCATCCAGCGGACCTTCCCTCACATCTCCATTGGTGGTGTAATAAGATCTCCGTGGATGTTTCTTTTTGCCCAGGCCAGTGGTGAACACATTGATGTTGTCATAGTTCTGGTACTGGTGGATCTCATTGAAGATCACGATGCCGGACCGGAGACCATCCTTCCCTTTTGGGCTGTTGGTCCTTCCCTTGATCACGGATCTGGTCTTCTTAGAGATGATCTTCTCCTTTGTCCAGTGATAGAACTTTTGGATCTTCTTTGTGATGGCCGGCACCTCAAAGAAGCTGATCAGATCCTGTGCCGGTCTGACTGCCTGCTCCTCATTGTTGGCACAGATGTCCACGTCATACTCACGGATCCCATTGTAGGGACTGGTGAGCAGGAAGCTCTCCACAGCAATGGTGCCGTCCTTGCCGGCTCCACGTCCCAGCTCACAGAACAGATCCGGCCACCGTGGCTGTCCAGTATTGTCCCAGTAGCAGCAGTCATGCAAAGCAATGACAAACTTCTGCCATGGAAACAATGGGAATGGAAGATACTTCTCACACATGCTCATGTATTTCCGGAGCTGATCTTCATCAATGTGAATGTCCTCAGTCTGGAAGCAGTGCTGTACATGCTCCACCAGGAGATGCTGCTCCTCACAGCACTTATATTTTTCCTGCTCAACAATATCAATCCATTCTCTGACTTCCTCCGGAAGATTAGAGATCTTCGTCATCCTCATAGCCGGTCTCCGGCTTGATACCTAGCATATCCAGGAGCTTGATCATCTGCTGGTTGGTCTTCAATATCTGATCCACACTGTCATTTTTCTTCCGGCCATACTGAGTCTCACTGTTTCTGTACTCCACACTGACACCATTTTCCACCACGTCAGCATTGGCCAGCTCTTTGATCACATACATTTTCATGTAGTCATCCACCAGATCCAGGAAGAAGGAAGTGTCATTTCCGGATCTCTCCAGCTGATCCACCAGAGAAGCCTTGATCTGTCTGTATGCTTTTGTCCGTTTGATGCCTTCAGCTGTCAGCATCACACCACCCTCCCTCACGTGTTATGCTCCGGAGATAAAATGTATTGCCCCCTTTCCGTTGTCAGCCTCCCCGAATGAATGGGGTATAGGGGAGCCGGGGGTATCACCATCTCTCCTCATTCGTGAAGCTGTCTGTCTTCCCATGAGTGTGACAGTGTTTCCTCTTCTCCGGATGCAGCTTGTTATGACATGCCTTACAAACTGGTACCAGGTTCTGATGGATCTCTCCACCAATGGAATAGGTCCGGCTCAGTGCCAGCTCCGGATGATCTCTCACATGCATCACATGATGGACAGTAGACAGCAGTCTCTTATTCCCTTCACTGTCTATGTCATAGCGTGTGATCTTCCCCTGTGCTCTGCACTCCTGACATTCATAGTGTGCTGCCTTCAGCACCGATGTCTTCAGCCGGATCCACTCCTTAGATTTATAGAACTTCCACAGCTCATCCTTCTCTATCAGTTCCCTGATCCATGTCTCAGTCTTCATAACATTCACCTGCATAAGAAAAGACAGAGAGCTCCGTGTCTCTCTGTCTGTTCCAGCTTACAGAATATCATGCAATGTCAGTGACATTCAATGACCTGATGACATGTATGAAGCTGTATGACACTCTATGACACTCTATGAAAGATTGTTCTTCTGAGCGAACTCTTGTAGTGCATAGCCATGAAGTCTATAGATATGTCTTACATCCATGTGCATGTTCAGTGCTATCTGCTCCCACAGTTCCTGATCAACATATCTCATCTCCAGGATCCGGATGTATCTCACATCATCCAGCTGATGGATCTCACCTATGATCTGGTTCTTCAGATCTATGAGCTCATCAATCATTGCAGTGACCTCATGCTCCATGTCAATCCACTTGATCACAATGCCGGACATCTTATCTCCGGATGGAGATGACTGCACCTTATCTCCTGGTGTCAGTGATCCTGTGCTGGTGGCCAGAGCCTTCAGCTCCTCCACCTGTTTCATCCTCCGGTTGATCTTTGCGTCCAGCGTTCCGATCTGCCTTAGATATTCCTTTGCTGTCATTTATCTAACCTCCGTTTCATTTGTCATGATGAATGTCTCATCTGCTGTCTTTATGAAATGTCCTGACAATCCGCATAAATACTGGCTTGTCTTTATGTCTTTATGAAAATACTCACTCTTATATATTTTTCTTTTTATATCTTCTCTCATTAACTTTTTTCCTATTTCATAAGAAGTTAGCACTTTCATAAAGACATAAAGACAAACCGCATAAACACTGGCTTTTCATAAAGACAAACCATAAAGACAGCATAAAGACATAAAGACATTTTTCATTGTTCTCTTTTATAACTGATCCCTTCCTGCAGCACTGCATCCAGTAACCTCTGTGCTCTTACCGGACCGATGCCACGAACAGACATGAAGACTTCCAGCATCCTGTCTTCCGTCATTGCAGCCACGCACTCATCCCACTCCTCCTCACCTTCTTTGAGTCCGTCTTCAAAG